TGTCCAACATGAATGACAGGCGCGAAGGTGACATTCATGCCTCCCCGGCCAGCTCCGGCGACAGCGCCAGCTCCGCCCCCGGCGTTCCGACCGGCAAGAGCCTGGAGCGGAACCGTGGGAAGGTTCGGCGTAGCAGCCTTCGACATCTCGCCAGCGGCGCGGGCCACCTCTCCGGCGCTTCCCTTCATGCCCACGGCAAGACCGGCCCCGAGCATTCCGCCCAGACCGGCGAACACGCGCGAGGGAGACCGGATGCCAAGCAGGCTCTTGAACGAACCAACAATGTTTCCAGCAAGCTCGGAAAGACCTGATTTCAGGCTCTCCCACCCTTGCTTGAGGCCGCCGAGCAGGCCACCGATGATCTGCGCGCCGAGCTTGATAAACTCCAGGGGCAGCATGGCCAGGCGAAGAGGGAGCCCGATAACAAGCCGGATAATGGTGCCGATGGCCGATCCGAACTTTTGACCCAGCGACTGCGCGGCCCCGCCAGTGTCTTCGACAGGCTGCAGCAGAGCCTTCACCCAAGACCAGACCTGGCCGAGCGCATCCGCGACCGGCTTCACAATCCATGCGACCGGAGCAAAGGCCGTGCGCATGGCGTCGCCGACCGGCTTGAGCGCCGAGGACAAGCCCTGGAACATGCCAACAAAAAACCCCTTGATGGGTTTCCAGAACTTCCAGATCAGGAGCGCGGCCCCGGCGATGGCGATGCCGATCCAGCCTATGGGGCTGAGCAACATTGCGCGGCCAAGCCAGAGAACGGCCTGGGCGGAAGACTTGAGCCCGGAAACGAGCCCCCTCCCGGCGATCGCGGGAAGCGGCCGGAGAGACGATCCGAAACGCAGCGCGCCCTGCCGGGCCGACAGTAGGCCAGCGGAGAAAGAGCCGGACAGAGCAGCGCCGGAGGCTTTTGCCGAGGCGGCGATGGCGGCCAGGCGAATATGGGGAACCTTGAGCGGACCGCCAAGACTCGCGATGCTTCCCATGTGAGAAGCCAGCCAACCGGAAGCTGCGGACAGCCTGCCGGTCACCGCTGCGAACTTGCCGACGTTCCCGGCTTGCATGGCCATCATCGCGCCCTGGACGGACGCCTTGATGGACCGCCAGCGGGCTATGCTGGACCAGAGGCTGCCGCCGAGAAGGTGATAACCGGCCCTGGCCCCGAGACTTGCGGCCTTGAACGCCAGAAGCACGGCGGCGGCCTTGCCGATGGCGGAGACCAGCTCCGGATTTGCGGTCGCCCACTCCGCCATTGCGACGACGAGGGGGCGGAGCGTGGAAAAAGTCCCTTTCAGCGCAGGAAAAAGAGCGGTGCCGAGGTTGGTGCTCAGCTCGGAAACGGCGTTCTTCAGGAGCTGCAGCTCGTTTTCGGTTGTCCCGGCCCTGGCTGCGAACTCATTTTCCATGGAGCCCTCGACGCGAGACAGAACACCGAGCGCGTCCGTGTATGTGCCGACGGACCCGGCCAGCAGCGCGACATCGTCGGCATATTCAAGGCCCATCATATCAACCAGAAGCCCGGTGCGCTCCGAGTTCGGCACCTTCTCCAGGGCCTTCAAAAAACCTAAAAGAGCGCCCTGCGCATCAGTGGCGATGGCCTTCTTGAGCCCTTCCGCAGACATGCCCATGGCGGCGAGAGCCTCTTGGAACTTCGCGCCCTGCTTGTCGGCAGTGGCCAACTTGGTCAACATGCCGTTGATCGCCATCCCAGCCACTTGCGGCGGCTTGCCAAGGGAGATCAGTGCGCTCGACAAGGCGGCCGCGCTGTCGGCGCTCAGGCCGAATTGCCGCGCGACACCGCCGACGCGAGTCAAACTGTCTACGATATCACGCGCCTTTGCTGGAGACTCGTTGGAAAGCTGATTGACCACATCGCCCAGGTGGCCGATGCTGCCGATCGGAATTTGGTAGACATTCGCGACCTTGGCCATGGAATCGCCTGCCGCGTCTGCGGACATGTCAAAGGCGACGGCCATCTTGGCCGTGGTTTCTATGAAGCCCGGCAAATCCTTGAGGGCGACGCCGAGCTGTCCGCCGGACGCCGCGAGCTGGGCCAGCTCCACAGCGGAAAGAGGGATTCGCCTGGAAAGTTGCTTGATGCTATTGCCAAGCCCATTCAGATCTGCCTCCGACCCGTCGACAACCTTGCGCACATCGGCCATGGCGGATTCAAAGGCCATGGCAGAGCGGATTGGAGCCGCGAGGGTGGCGCCCAGGGCGGCAACGCCTACGGCCTGCCCCCGCATCTCGCCCATGGCCGCACGGTGCGACGCGGCCTTTTTCTGTGCGCGGGTCAGCCCTTCCAGATTGAGCTTCGCAGATTCAATGCTTTTGCCCAGCCGGTCATATCTCTTGGCCAGGTCTTCAGGCACCCGGCCAGACGCGCGGAGCCGGGCCACCTCGCCACCCAGGCGCGCATGCTCCCTGGAGGCGTCCTCCACCTGGCCGGAAAGCCGGTGGACGGACTGCCCCAAGGATTGCAGCGCGCCCTGGGCGGCGCTGGTGGTCGCTGAGACCAAGAGACCAAGAGTGAGGGAAGATGCCATGTGGTGTCCGGTTATTTCTCGGCTTGCGCTTTAGCCTGGCGGGCCGCCTCGGCCAGCCAGAGCCGCAGCTCTTCAAGGGTTAGCGCGTCTATTTCGGAGGGTTGGAAACGATACCACCGCGCCAGCGCGGCAGCTGCCTGCCACAGATCAGGAAGGGGAATCCAGATATCTCTGAAACGCGGCCTGGAGCTTGCGGAAGTCCGCAAGCCCCATCTCCTCCATATCCTCCGGCGTCATGGGAGGCTCGCACAGGGAGGCCATCAGCCTGATCTCCTGATCCGCTTCGGTTCCGCCGCCGCGCTGGGCCAGCTTGAGGTCGCGCACCTTGGGGGAGCGCAGGACGATTTTCTTCACGACGGTGCCGTCGGGCAAGGTCAGATGTTCCGCCAGGGGAATCTCATTTAATTTGGACAAGACTAGCCTCCGATGTTCTCGTTGTATTCAGCCAGAAGATCTTCACCCCCGGCCTTGTAGATGTTTTCCAGCACGTCGACCTCGACGATATCCTCGCCTCCGGCGGTAATCTTCATGTAATAGGCGACGAACTCCGTTTCCATTTCGACGTTCTCGTGCTGCTTCCAGTTGCCGCCGGGGAAGGTTTTGAAGGCCACGGTCAGCAGTGCGACGACCGGAACCTCGTCAGTACGGCCCTGCGCCGTCTGGGTGTACAGGCTGCCTCTGAGCTGCAGCTGCACGGTCTTGAAGGGGTTGGCGGCCTTCTTGAGCACTTCCGGATACAGGGAGGCCCACTTGACCTTGCCCTCCAGCTTCTCGAAACCGGCGAACGCTTCAATGCTGCCCACCATGCCCAGAGCCTTGTGCTCGGACATCTTGGCCTTGATCTGCGGCAGCTCCACCTCTTCGGCCCGGCCAAGCAGGCTCGCGCCGTCAATGTAGACGTTCGCGTTGGTGATGCGGTTGATGGCAATCTTGCCCATATACGCCTCCTGTTACTGCCCAAGGGTCTTGAGCAGGTTGATGTCGATCACGCTCTCGAAGGTGATCCGCTCGGCCGGAGTCGGCGGCATGAACGTGATGTCGAAGGTCAGATGCCCGTTGCCCGTTTCGGTCGGCGGGTTCTTGGCCGGATCATAGGTGCAGGAGCCGTCGACCAGCGCGCCGCGACCGATCAGCGTCCGGATGAACGAGTTCACGGTTCCGCGAATGTCGTCGATCAGGGCGTTGTTGATGGGGAAGTCGATGAACTGCAGCATGGCGTACTCGACGGACTCGTGGAGAATGTCCGCAGTGCGGCGCACGTTGATGAAGTTCTTCGGGTGCGAGACGGACGGCCACGCGGCGGAACGGTTGCCCCAGGCGCGAAGGCCGGTGCCGAAACTGTTGAACACGGTCACAATGCCGTTTTCGTTCAGCAGGTTGGCTTCCGTCTGCGGATCGTTGATGCGCGCGGAAATGCTGCGCTCGGCCCCGGTGATACCCATGAACTCCGTATTGGAAGGGCTCCACCAGTATCCGTTCTCGACGTCCTTGCGGCAGATCACGCCAGCAAGACGCTGACTCATGGGCTCCAGGCGCTCCGAGTCGGTGGCGGTATCATATACCTTCAGATGGGGGTAGCAGAGCACGGCCCGCTCGCTGGAGGTGTTGAAGTTGATCTCGCCCATGGGGCCGCGTCCGGTGATCGCCTGCTGCGGGGTCAGCCCGATAGGCGCGTCGATCAGCGTAACCGCGCGCAGCTTGTGCGCCATGCTGATCATTTCCACGGCCACGCTGTTCTGGGTGCAGTACACCGGGGCGATCAGAATCTTGGCGAAGAAGCCGAACAGGTTGTAGGTGTCGTCCAGGGCCTTCATGCCGGTGCGAGCACCGCCCACGGTCACGGTCCCGATCAGGTCGGAAGGCAGAACGGCGGTGGGGTCTTTGTGCTCGTAGCTCACAAGCAGGCTCGCCCCGGAGGCGATACCGGCCCCGGCGATACGGGTGATGGTTCCCGCGTCGGCGTCGTAGGTGTAGTCCGTCCCGGCCACGTGGGTGGTTTCGCCGTCCGACGACTTGACCGTCGGCGCGCCGTTCCATGCCGGGTGCGCGGCGGTTCCCACATCCCCGGACAGAACAAGCGCTTCGTCGGTTGCTGCAGCCTTGTGGGTGGAAGGGTCCAGCACGTTGATGACAATGACCGTACCCGCGCCCTGGTCGAAGATCGCGTCAAGGGCTTGCGGGATGGTGTAGTTGGGATGCGCCGTCCCGAACTGCGCGGCATCGCGGTCGGACAGGACAATGGTGGGCTCGTTTACAGGCCCGGACGGAGCCGTTCCGATCAGTCCAACAACGGCCGACTTGACCGTGCGTACCGGGCGAGGCCCCTTGAGGATTTCGATGGTTTCAACACCATGCAAGAAATTGGCTGCCATGGCTTACTCTCCTTTGCTCCGCTTTTTCTGGGGCGCAGCGCCCGGTGCGGGCGTCAGTCGCCCCTGGGCCACAAGCGCCGACACGTAGCCGGACTCTTCCGGCAGCTCCACGGTACGACCGGGCCAGAGCATCACCTCGCGGCCTTCGATGGTCACGCCGGAGGGAGGCCCGGAATAGATATAGGTTTTCATTCGACGTCTCCTTTGAATGTTACTGTTTGCAAGAGAACCTCGACCTCTTCTCCGGCCACACTGCCAACCAGCAGCTGCCGCGTGTTCCATGCCAGCGGCAGGTACAGAAACCCTGCGTCGAAGCCGGGACGCGGGGCATTGGCCAGCTCAAGCTCGCGTACGCACCCAGGGGGAAGCCACCCGGCCAGAGAACCGTACAGGCTGGAAACTAGCTTCGCGGCGTCTTCTCTTGCCGCGCTGCCCGTCTTCTGCGCCCTCGCGTTTCTCACCGCCAGAACGGTCAACCAGGACGTTTCAATCTCGGCTGCAGCCCCGTCGGCCTGAACCACGCGGTAGCCGTCATAGATCACATGCACCGCCGGGGTGTGCTGTGCGGCCTCGCGCACTCCGGCAAGGTCGGCGGCGGAGAAGACTTTCACAGCCTTGGGCATGTTCTCGGCGATACGGGCGACAAGCGCGGGTTCAAGAGAAACCATCAGAGCCCCTCCGTAC